GGCTGCGGGGCCGGCGCTGCATCGCCAGCCTGGACCTCGCATCCAAGGTGGACATCGCGGCGCTGGAGCTGCTGTTCCCGCCGATCGGGCCGAAGGCGACGAGGGACGATCCCTACATCCGGGTCGGCTTCTACTTCCTCCCGGCCGAGACGGTGATGAAGGTCGAAGCGTACCAGAACTGGGACGCGCAGGGCCTGCTCAACGTCACCGACGGCGAGATCATCGACTACGACGAGATCCTGGAAGTGCTGCGCGAGGTGCGCGGGTACTTCACTCTCGAGCAGGTCGCTTATGACCCGCACCAGGCCACGATGATGGTCACCACGATGGTGAAGGAGGGCTTCCCGGTCGTGGAGGTCCGCCCGAACGTGCTCAATTTCAGCGAGCCGATGAAGGAGCTCGACGCGCTCACCCGCGCCGGCACGATCGCCCATGGCGGCGACCCGGTGATGGAGTGGGAGATGAACAACGTGGTCGCCCAGGCCGACGCGAAGGACAACGTCTACCCGCGCAAACCGCGCGACGAGGCCAAGATCGACAACCCGGTGGCGCTGATCGCAGCGCTCGCCGTCGCAATGACGAAGGAGGAGGAAATGGTGCCGTCCTCCCCATGGGATGATCCCGAGTTCAGCATGACTGGGGCCGATACCGAATGATGAGCCCCGAAGATTACAAGCGCCAGGCGTTCGAACGGCGCTCGCTCGAGGATCCGAGCTACCGCCTCAGCGAGAACCCCGAGGCACTGCTGCAGATGCTCGGCGTGCTCGACCGCAACAATGCCCTGCCAGTCGTCTCGATCGAGGCGGCGCTGCAAGTGCCGGCGGTGTGGGCGATCACCAACTTCCTGCCGCGCACTCTCGCATCGCTTCCGTTGCACACCTTCGAAGCGAAGGAGAATGGCAAGCGGGTCGATGACAGTCGCGCGCAGCTGCTGTCGTTTGCGCCCAACGAGGAGGAGACCAGCTTCGCCTGGCGGTGCTACCACTGGCACCAGGTCTTTACCGGAGGGCGCGGCTGCAGCTGGATCGAGCGGGCCGGCACCCGGCCGGTGGCGATCTGGCCGATGGATCCAGCGCTGACGACTGTGGTGCGGCACAACGGCCGCAAAATCTACAAGTTCGACGGCCGCGAATATGCCGCGAGCGACGTCATCGACACGCCGTTCATGCTGAAGCGCGATCGGGTTGGCAGCTACAGCCCCATCGTGAAGTGCAACAAGGCGATCAGCCTGGCGATCGCCATGGGCGACTTCGCCGGCAGCTTTTTCGCCGGCGGCGGTGTCCCGCCGCTCGCGCTCGAAGGTCCGCTGCCGCAGGGAACAGAAGCGTTCAAGCGCGCGCAGCAGGACATCATGCGCGCCATCGACATGGCGAAGAAGGCCAACGCGCCGTTCTTCGGAATGCCGCCGGGTCATGCGCTGAAGGCGATCGGCACCGACCCGGACAAGGGCCAGATGACCGAGGCGCGGCTGTTCCAGGTGCAGGAGATCGGCCGCGTCTGGCAGATACCGCCGGTCTTCATCGGCGACCTCTCCAAGGGGACGTTCAGCAACACAGAGCAGCAGGATCTGCAGCTGGTGAAGCACAACATCAGCCAGTGGGCCCGCGCGTTCGAGGATGAGGTCACGCTGAAGCTCTATGGCTGGCGCAATCCGCGCCGGCGCGTGAAGCACAATCTCGATGGGCTGCAGCGCGGCGCCTTCAAAGACCGTGTCGAGGCGCTCGCGCGCGCCATCCTCACTGGGCAGCTGATGCCCGACGAGGCGCGCGCGCTCGAGAACCGTGGCCCGGATCCGAACGGGCAAGGCAACAAACTTTACGTCCAGCAAGCGACGGTGCCGCTCGGCACGGTTTCGCAGCCAGCAGCTGTCGGCGAGCCGAAAGACGATTCCGAGAAGGAGGATGGCGCCGATGCCGGCGACGAAACCGAAAACTGACGGCCGCGAAACCCGCGCGGTCACGATCCCGCTGGAGCTTCGCGCAGCCGCCGAAGGCCAAACGCGCACCGCAGCGGGCTACGCCGCCCTGTTCAATGTCGAGACCGATATTGGCGGCTACTTCATCGAAAAGATCGCGCCAGGCGCGTTCTCCAAATCCTTGCAGCAGCGCGACTGCCTCGCGGTCCACACGCACAATCTTGGCCGGGTGGTCGGTCGGAAGAACGCGGGCACGCTGGACCTGCGCGAAGACGATAAGGGCCTCTACTTCGAGAACCGCTTGCCTGACACGACCGACGGCCGTGACTTGGCGGTGCAGATCGAGCGTGGGGACATCGCCGGTATGTCGTTCGGCTTTGTCGCAACCCGCTCCGAATGGGACGAGACAGTCGACCCGCCGCTCCGGACGATCGTTGAAGCCGATCTTTACGAGATCACCTACACGCCGCTGCCGGCCTATCCAGATACTGAGGTTGGGCTGCGCAGCCTCGAGCACGCGCGCACCGAACGGCGCGAGCACAACAAGTCTGCGGCGGGGAGCCGCATCGCACGGCGCATGCGCCTGAAGCAGACCGAACGGAAGTTCTGAACCAACCCGGCACACGCCGGAGGTGGCGGAAGCAGCCCGCTTCTCGCCCTCGATCGCCCGCCTCGCGCGGGCTTTTTCTTGCCCAGGAGAGAGAGATGATTCTCACCCAGTACTACGAGAAGCGGGGCCAGCTTGTCGCCGAAGCGCGCGAGCTGCTCAACAAGGTCGAATCCGAGACCGACACCTCTGTCGCGGCTCAGCATGAGCAGCGTCATGACGCCATCATGGGCGAGCTCGACGCACTCGACGTGAAGATCAAGCGCGAGGAGCGTCAGGCGGAAGCCGAGCAACGCGACGAAGAGCTGCGTTCGCGCCAGCGCCCGACCGGTCGCAACACCGAGGCGGGCGGCGTTGACGGCGGCGACCGCGAGCAGCGGACGGACGAGCAGCTGCAAGTGGAGTATCGCGACGCGTTCTTCGCTGTCCTGCGCGAGGGCGGTGACGTAAGCGCCGTGACGCCGGAGCAGCGCGCGCTGCTGCGCCGCGGCTATGTCGAGAACCGCACCCAGACCGTGGGCACGGCCGCGGCCGGTGGCTACACCGTCCCCACCACTCTCGCGAACAAGATCGTGGAGGTGATGAAGGACTGGGGGCCGATGTACGACCCCGGCATCACCGATGAGATGGTCACCAGCTCGGGCAACCCGTTCGACATCCCGACCAACGACGACACGGGCAACTCGGCCGCCGCAAAGGCCGAGGCTGACGATCTGACCGACGACGGCAGCGGTGATCTGGCGTTCGGCCAGAAGGAGCTGAACGCCTACGTCAGCGCCACGCCGTGGCTGAAGATCAGCTTCGAGCTGCTTCAGGACTCGGCCTTCGACATCGAAGGCTTCGTCGCCCGTAAGCTTGGCGAACGCCTCGGCCGCCGCGCCAACGCACAGCTGACCGTCGGTACCGGCGTCAACCAGCCCAACGGCATCGTCACCGCCTCCTCGCTCGGCAAGACGGCCGCTGCGGCCGCGGCGCTGACGGCCGAAGAGCTCATCGACCTGCAGCATGCGGTGAATGCGGCCTATCGTCGCAGCCCGTCCTGCCGTTGGATGTTCGCCGACACCACGCTCGCGGCCGTTCGCAAGCTGAAGGACGGCGAGGGCCGGTTCCTGTGGACCATGGGCGACGTTCGCGTGGGCGCGCCCGATCTCATCCTCGGCAAGCCCTACGCGGTGAACGACGATGTTCCTGCCATGGCGACCGGCGCTCGGTCTGTCCTGTTCGGCGACTTCAGCCGCTACACCGTCCGTAAGGTCGGTTCGCCGCTGATCGGCACCGTGCGCGAACGCTTCTGGCCGAAGGTCGGCATGGCCGGCATCATCCGCTTTGACGGCGAGCTGACCGACGCCGCCGCGGTCAAGCACCTCAAGCAGGCCTAATCGGGCTGAGAACGAACCGGGCGGGGCAGCTGCTCCGTCCGGCTCTTCCCCGAGCTTCGGTCCGCCGAGGCTCCGGCAAGAGTGGGAGCTTTCCATGCTACTGAAGATGAAGATCGGGCTCTCGGGTCCGGAGCGCACGTTGGCGCCTGGCGACGAGGGCGTTTTTGACGACGACGAGGGGCAGCGCCTGATCGGCGCCGGCTTTGCGGATCTCGTGCCAGAGGAGACCCTGGAGCAGCGAATCGAGCGACTGAAGGCCGAACTCGCTGAGCTGGAGCCGCCGGTCGAGGAGACGCCGGAGCAGCGGATCGCGCGGCTGAAGGCGGAGCTCGCCGAGCTTGAGCCGCCCGCCGCGGCGCCGGCCCCGGCCCCCGCAAAGCCGGCAGCGAAGAAGGGCTGATCGCTCATGTGGGCGTCGGCCGTCACCGTGGCTGGCCCCGAGGCAGAGCCGGTCTCGCTTGAAGCCGCCAAGGAGTTCCTGCGCATCGATGCGGACGATGATTCCTTCGACGCCGAGCTCACGATGACGATCGCCGGCGTGCGGGACGATGTGGAGCGGATCACCAGCACGCGGCTGATCACTCAGACGGTCCAGCTCGCCGCCGACGAATTCGCCGACCTTCTGCAGCTGCCGATCGGGCCGGTGCAAGAGGTGGTGAGCATCGCCTACGACGATCTCGCGGGCGCTGAGCATGTGCTCGCTCCCGCGCGCTATGAGCTCGTTGGAGCGGGGCTGGTCCGGGGCGTGCGCTGCACGGTCGGCAATGACTGGCCCAACGATCTGCGGCGAGCCACCGGCACCATCAGGGTCACCCTCAAGGTGGGTCATGGTGACGGTGCCGAGGATCTGCCGCAGAGCCTGTATGTGGCGATGCTGCGCGCCGTGAAGGCCGAGTTCGAAGGAACGCCGATCGCGCTCGCCGCCATGCTCGACAATCACCGGATCTGGCTGTGACGCCGCTTCGTTCGCGCGACCTGAAGCACCGGATCTCGATCCGGCGGCCGAACCAGGTGTCGGACGGGAAGGGCGGCTACACGACCAGTTGGGCGCCCATCGTCGAGGCGATGGCGGAGGTGAAGGGGCTCGACGGGCGGGAGTCGGTGATGGAGCGAGTGCTCGAGGGCGTCTCGGTCTATCGCATCCGGATCCGCTGGCGGCGTGGGCTTGATGTGCGCGCGAGCGACCAGGTGCGGCTACGCAACGGAATCGAATTGAACATCACGGCACCGGCGGCGGATCCGGACGGGGAGCGCGAGCAACTGGTGATCATGGCCGAGACGGCATCAGCGCGGGCGACCGGCTGATGGCGAGGGGCTTCGCAGAGACTGGAGCTCTGTTCGATCAACTGCCGCAGATGGCGCGCGAGCGGCTCGGTTACCTGCTTTTCGAGCTCTCCGGCGAAATCTCGGCGGCGCAGAAGTCGCAGCTGGCGGCGAAGACCAACGGCAGCGGGCATCTCGGTGCCGGCATCGAGGCCGACGTCATCCTCGAGAAATTGCGGATGCGGGCGGGCCTGCTCGCTCTGCAGCAGGGG